AATATGGATGGCTTTTCGCACACAAACCATGTATTAAGAGCTGGTGATTTAATAAAGTTCGCTGGTCATTCTAAGGTTTATATAGTGCAAGAAGAGGTAACAGCTTCAGGTGGCCAAGCTGCTGTAAAAATATCTCCAAATCTTGTTAGCTCTTTAGCAAATAATGAAGCTGTAACTGTAAACAAGCCATCTTTTACTGTATATCTTGAAAATAACGATATTATGTATAGTACAGATGCTAATGGTTTTTACAGCATTTCATTTGATGTTAGAGAGGTAATAATATAATGCCAAGAAGTTTATCAACAGATTTACAAACGCAAGTTTCAGCACAACAAACCAAAACAGCATTTCTTGTTGAATTGGGTTTATCTACAACCATAAGACTTACTGATTGGTATTCAGATGTTACTTATGATTCTAATTCTTATGAAGCTGGTGGTTCTTTTTTAACAGTAGACTCAGTTACAGAAACAGGTCAATTACAGATAGATGAGATAAATCTTGGCTTTTCAAATGTTACTAACCAAGTAAGAAGTTTAGTACAAAGCGGTGCTTTTACAGACAAAACAGTAGAGATATATTTAGCTTACTTTAATGAAAATGAAACTTTAGTAGGTGCTATAAACTATTTTACAGGGCAAATTAGAAACGTATCTATTTCAGAAAATATAGATAATTCTGTAATAGCAATGACTGTGGCTTCTCATTGGGCAAATTGGAACTTAACAAAAGGCAGACATTATTCAGATGAATCTCAAAAATCAGTTTATACAGGCGATAGAGGTTTAGAGTTTGCCACACAGGTAAAATCAGATGTAAGGTGGGGTTCGTAGATGTTAAATGCTATTCTTGGATTTTTTAAATCGATTGGTGGTGCAGTAGTTAAGGCATGGGTTGGTGCTGATACTCTAGGCAAAATAAACATGGTATTTATGGCAGTTACTACTGCTGTAGGTGTTAAAGGCTTCTTACAAGCAAGACAAATGTTAGCTAAAGGTCAAGACATCATGGCTAACAAGACTGCTGCAGGTGGCAAGATACCAGTTATCTATGGAACTAGAAGAGTAGGTGCACAAGTAGTTTACATGGATACTAAGTTTAATAGGTCAAAAGACTTGTTTGTAGTCTATGCATTAGCTGTGGGTGAATGTGAAGAAATACTAGGTAGAACTATAGAGATAGATGGCAATAGTATTTTAGATGGCAATATCTACAAAGGCGGTGGATATGTAGGCTCAGACAAAATATCATCAGGTAATGGCTCTTTAAACACCGCATCTCAAGTTGGTGATGTCCAATACTCAAACCCATTTGCATTAGGAACTGACCCGACACTTAGATATTCCTTTGTATTTAATTTGCATCATGGTGCATCAAGTCAAACAGCAGACCCTATGCTTAGAGCATCTATTCCTGAAGCATGGTCAACTAATCACAAGCTAAATGGTATTTGTTACATAGCTGCTGCGTTTGATTACGACAAAAAAGGCATGTATAAAGGCGTTCCGCAAATAACAGTACAAGTTAAAGGTAAGAAAGTTTACGACCCAAGAACTGACACTACCGCTTGGTCTTCTAATCCAGCTTTATGTTTCTTGGATTACATACAAAATGATGAGTATGGTAAAGGATTAGCAACTTCACAAATTAACATGACTACTATTAGTGCTGCTGCTAATAAGTGCGATACTTTAGTAGATCAACCTTACTACAATGGCAATTACCAAGATGTAACTTGGAGTGGTGATTCAGGTGATGACTTTATTGTTATAAATGACAACGCTGATTGGTGGCAAAACAAAGTAGATGAAGTTATAGATATTAGAGATGCTAATGATGCTGTAATTTTTGATGGTGTAGATATTAAAGGTACTACACGATATGAATTTTATGATGCTACCCAAGAAAACAGATTATATATAGATGGTACTTTATCAAGCAGTTATACGAATGAAGCTGGTAGTGCTAAAGCTAAAGTCAAAAGATTTCATTGTAATGGTTATATTGACACTAATAAAAATGTCATGGATAACGCTAAAGAATTACTTGCAAATATGCGAGGTATTTTCCTTTATATTGATGGCAAATATGAATTGCAAATAGAAGATACAGGCACATCTACATTTAGTATCACAGATGACCACATCATAGCTGATGCTGGTATATCAGTTGATTATGGTAATAAAGACAAAAAAGCGAACAAAGTTGTTATTGAGTTCTTTAACGCAAATAAGAAATACGAACTAGATACAGCTACAGTTTTACATGATGCTTCTCCTGAATACTATTCAGATGATGGCGAGGTATTAGAAGTTAAAGCTGAATTCCCTTATGTAACAGACCCATACATTGCTTACAATATGGGTAAGGCTATCTTAACTAGAAGTAGAAATCAGACCACTATGCAGTTCTTAGGAACTCCTGAGATGTATAAATTAAACGTAGGAGATATAGTTGATCTTACTTATTCAGGTTTGGGATTCTCAGGCAAGGTATGCAGAGTAGAAGCATTAGAACTACAGGCAAATGGTCTTGTATCTGTTAGCTTGATTGAATATTTTGATGTTTATACATGGGAAGTACCAACTCAAGAATCAACTGAGATAATAGCTAAAATACCAACCATAGGTGCTATACATCCACCTGAAGCAAATAGTATTGTATTTACAGATACTGATGCTTCAGCAATTAACAGGCCTACTTTAACTTGGACTGAGCCAACTGATTTTCCAGTAAAAGAATTTAGAGTAGATGTGGTTGATAGCTCAAGTAATAATGTTTTTAGTAAAATTGTAGACACACCTTCAGTTGATTTAGCTTTCTTGCCCAAAGGCTCTAACTATGTTGCTAGTGTCACATCTTTTAATGGTGTTGGAATTGAATCTAATGCATCTACTAAAACATTCACCATTGCAGACGACCCAGTTAAAACAACTGAAGTAGAAATGAATGGAGTTACCATGTCAACAGTTGAAACCTATGGAACTGTATCAGGCAAAACAGGTAATTATGTTAATTTTACAAACAAGGTTAATTTTACTAATGAAGTTGAGTTTCAAGATGGATTTATTGTAGATGCTGGTAGCGTTGCTTTTTTTGACCCAGTCCAATTTGTTGATGGTTTTACTGGTCAGGGCATTTTTGATATTGGCAATGGTGCTATAGAATTTAGCTCATACACACCACCATCAACAACTGATAGGCTATATAGAGTAGGCAATGCTTTACATTATAGCGGTGAAGAGTTAGGTAGAGTATCTAATGGCACACCAGCATCAGCTACTGCTACTGGCACAACAGGTGAAATACAATGGGATGCAAACTATATCTATGTATGCATCGCAACAAACACATGGAAGAGGGTAGCGATAAGCACTTGGTAATAGTAAACTAATAAAACACAGAGATTTAATATGGCACAACACGATTACAATTTAGCAAACCAATCAGGAGCAGATTTTAGAGCAGATTTAAACAATGCTTTATCTGCTATAGTAACAGTTAATAGCGGTGCTACAGCACCTTCTACTACCTTTGCACATCAGTTATGGGTAGATACATCTAGTAGCGTTTTAAAGATTAGAAACTCAGCTAATGATGCTTGGGTGACTACAGGCGTAAGTATTACAGCAGACAATACATTTACAGGCAACTTAACAGGAAACGTCACAGGTAATGTTATAGGAGATATTACAGGTAATGCTGATACAGCTACAGCTCTTGAAACTGCTAGAACAATCAATGGCACGTCTTTTGATGGTACTGCAAACATATCTTTTGATACTGATTCAGTAAGTGAAGGCTCTTCTAACCTTTATTATACTTCTGCAAGATTTGATTCTGCTTTTAGTGGTAAATCTACAAGCGACTTAACAGAAGGTACTAATCTTTATTTTACAAACGCTAGAGTTGAATCTTACTTAGATGCAGGAACTTCTACACCCACTTTTGCAAGTGCAGTTATTAATACTAGCCTAACAGGTTCAGCAGTCTTAGATGATGATACATTTGGAACTGCATCAGCTACAACAGTTGCCACTTCTGAATCAATCAAGGCTTATGTAGACAGTCAAGTAGGTAGTGTAGATACACTATCTGAAATATTAGCAAATGGTAATACTACAGGCGGTACTAATATTGCTTTTGGCGATAATGATAAGGCGGTTTTTGGTACAGGCTCAGATTTACAGATTTACCATGATGGTAGTAATAGCCGAATAAGAGAAGTTGGTACTGGTAGCCTATTATTGGATGCTGAATCTTTATACCTAAGAAATACAACAGGAGATAGCTACTTACAAGGAATTAATGGTGGTGCAGTTAATATTTTTTATAATGGCTCAGTTAAACTAGCCACGACCTCAAGCGGAATTGACATAGCGGGAACTACTGTAACAGATGGTTTGACTGTTCAAACTACACAAGGCGATATAGCCATCGCAAACTCAGCATCATCATTAAACTTTACAAGAGCAGGTACAAATTACATAAGAGCAACAGATGCAGCAGGTCATTTTAAATTTATTACTGGTGCTAATGATTTTGCAACA